TTTCTCCCTGGGATTGAAGGACGGGTGCCTCAATCCCAGGGAGAAACACGCCCAGCAGATCATGAATGTGATGTGCCACAGCCTTATAGGGGAAGTGGACGAGGATGAATCTATTCTTTACTATTCCGTACCGGCGAACGCAATCAACCAAGAGACGGATGCGGACTATCACGGAAAAGTCCTTGAGGCGATGTTCAAGTCTTACAGGAGCGACAAGGGATACAGGGTGGAGCCTCATCCGATCAACGAGGCGTTGGCTCTTGTGTATGCCGAACTACAGAACAAGTCTTGGACGGGCTTGGGGATAAGCTTCGGAGCGGGCATGGTGAACCTTTGCTACGCCATGTACGGGGCTCCTATATTTCAGTTCTCGCTCGTCAACAGCGGCGACTGGATCGACAAGATGGCATCCAAGGCAATAGGAGAAGAGACCACGACATATGTGAACCGCGAGAAGATGCACGCGGATTTGACTGTTGAGAATCCGGACACGCTCGTCCAAAGAGCAATAAAGTCTCAATACGAGATTATGATCCAACACACAGTATCGGGCATCAAGAAGGGCGTGGAGGAGGCGGGGAACAAGGCCAGATCCGAGCAGCCCATAGACATCGTCGTAGCCGGAGGAACCAGCATGCCCAAGGGCTTTGATGTTCTCTTCCGCAAGATACTGGATCAGACGAAGATTTCAAACCTGAAAGTCGGGGAGGTGATCCGTCCGTCGGATCCACTGTTCTCGGTGGCACGCGGGTGCCTTATAGCCGCAGAAAACGCGAAGTAGAAAGAAAGAAAGGATGAAAATATGAAAAGGACAGTGAGCGACCTCGGAGCTGGTGCGTACCTGCTCATGCACGGTCACAAAGTTGTTGGCAGGAAGGGAAGGGACTTTATTTTTGAAGTTCCAGAGGGCGACGAACTAGAGTTCGAACAGAGAAAACTGGAGTACTTGTCCAGTGAGTTCCACAGGTTTGACTCCTACATCATGTCGCTAAAGAAGATCGGGGAGTACTCCCCGGAATGAAGATGCAGATGAACGGCCTTGAGTACTTCGTAGGGAGGATATGCACCGTATTCACGGTGCCGACCAACCGCGACTTCAAGTCGGAGAACCCCCAGACATTTCCCCAGCCCGTCTTCCACTACTTTGTGGGCAAGGTTCTTGAAGTGGGACAAAAGGGGATTGTGCTGGAGCAGTGGAACAGCGACAAGAGACTACGCACCTTCTTCTTCTTGGATCACATAGTTTCCATATCTGAAGAGGAGATACTGGATCCATCGCAGCCGAAGGACAAAGAGATCATAGAGGGCTACAAAAAGACAAACGAAAATTCAATGAAGGAAGTCCAAGATGGCGTGGAAGATCTGAAGGGATCAAAGTATGTGGACATCCAAGGGCTTGCGGGCCTTTCGACGAAGTAGTCAACCCACGATGCCGTTCAGACCGAGCCGCGTGCTCTCCCAGTCTCCTCCGGCGAGAGTCTCGTATTCCTTCTCCTGCGTTTTGACATAGGCGGAAAGTATCCTCGCGCCCTTGGCGACAAGAAGTCCGTTCCAGTCCTTGTGTTCCTTGCTGGGTCTCACATACGAGATGTTCTTGAGGCCGTACTTGTGAAGTTTATTTGCTATTCTAGGGAGAGCCTCGCCCCCCGAATCGTCTGCGTCAAGGCACAGAACTGGTCGGAAGTCCTTGATCATGCCAATTTGCGCGTCGGTCATGTTCTTGCCTCCCAGGGCTACAGACCTAAACCCGCACGCGTCAAGAGACATGGAGTCGATCTCGCCCTCGGTAATGTAGACCTTGTCGCCAGCCGAGGGCCAGGAGCGAGAATACAGGACATCTCCCTTGCCTATGCCGAGCTCCTTGGGCGGGCCGAGGTACCTGAGGTTGGACCCGGGGTCGCCTATGTACCGACCGTTGTAGTAGACGAGTCGGCCGGAGCGGTCTTGATAGGGGATCATTATCCTGTTCCTGTACCTGCCACCGGTACAGATCATGAGTCCCTCTGTAGAAATCATCCTGCCGGCGAGGTATTCCTCGGCCGTATTACGGAGTCTGTGCGAGGAGGGCAGGTCTTCGAACGCATAGCAGTCTGGGGGCATTTCAAGGCCAGACGGCTTGGTCTCGACGGGTGCGGGTTCGTTCTTCGAGAGAAACAACTCCCTGACCTTCTGCTCCAGGTCTTCCAGGCTTCCCTCGTTGGGAACATCCAGCGTCAGCAGGGCCTCTTCGTAGGAGCATCGGTCAACGAGCATCACGAGTCCGACGAGGCTGCCCTTTTTGTCGGACTTCCAGCAGTGGTAGACGCCCGTGGTGCAACCCTTCTTGCCGCCCGATGGGCTGCACCAAAGGTGATGCTTGTGATCCTCGCAGAATATCGAGTTGAGCTTGACCTCCGACCCGCTGACGGTCACATCTCCGAATCGGGACTCGGCCCAGTCCACGAACCTGTCGTAGTCTATTGACATCTAAAGCCTCCGCAGGAAAGCATACACTGGGGTTGCCAAAATGGCAATTCTACCCTATCCTGATTCCATGAACATCGAACACATATCGGTCTCAAGGGGCAAGTCATACAAGCAATGCCCCTACTACTACAAACTCAAGTACCACGAAAAGGTGCCCAATCCCGGCGAGGAGCAGTTCTACTTCGTTTACGGGAAGATAATCCACAAGATCGCCGAGTGCCATGTGGCCGAAGAGGGTGCAAGGACGATCAAGGAGATATCGAAGGACGTCCTCGGGGGCAAGATCGAAATAGAGCCCGGGAAGACGGCTCCCGCACTCCCCTCCGACTACAGGGCCAGGCTCCCCGGCCACCTCAGGGCCCTTGAGAGGCTGAATGCGAAGATAGGGTGCTCCGGAATTACGGAACACAAGTTCAGGTACGACCTTGAAACGCCCAATAGCAAGTTCGTGACGGGCTTCATAGACCGCATAATACTGCGGGACGGCAAGGCTTGGATAATCGACTACAAAACCACCAAGAAGGGCCCGTTCAGGGAGAACAAGCAGTCGGTGAGGCACGACCCGCAGTTGCGGATGTACTCCAGAGTCGTGCAGAAGGAATTCGGAATAGATCCCGAGAACATAAGGGCAGCCCTCTTCTACATAGAGGACGAGGAGGTGATCGACGCCTCGTACACGGAGGAGTCCCTCGTCGCGGTCGAGCGGGAGCTGCTGGAGTTGTACAACTCAATAAAGTCTCACCCGCCCGAGGAGGCCAGGGGGAACGTCGGGAACCATTGCAAGAGGTGCGAATACAGGGACATGTGTCCGTTCTTCAAGAGCGGCCAGAGAAAAGTCTTCTGGGACGGCGATCTCTCGAAACTTTGAACGCTACCTCATCGGCAGAGGCACAAAGTGCCGATCGTATTTGGCCGATGGGTCGTCGTGGTCGAAGACAGGTATCCTGCACGCCTGGATGTCGACTTCCAGAAGCCACGAATGACCGTTCTTGTTGAACATTTCCCTGATGGCCTCTAGAGGAGTGAAGAAACCCACTCCGTCCCCAGAAGATATGTCAGAAGTCCCCCAGCACACTCCGACAAGTGTGCAATCGTCGGTGAGAAGTCCGCCTCCGGACCTTCCCGGCCTAGGGCTGTTCATCTTCGTTGTCAGATCGGCCGAATCAAGGGCGTCGATGACAACCGCGTACCTGGAGACCTCCCTTCCTCCGTCGCACCCCAGTGAGTTGAGAGTGGTTCCCTTTGTGGGGGACAGACCCGAAGAGATGGGCGCATAAGAGGCGTTCCAGTCTGGCTTGAATCTCAAAAGGCTCACATCGTACCCCCTCCTATTGCTCCAGAACATGACCTCTGCGTCGTATGTCAACGGCGTGGCTGTCTTGGCCCCTCCCTTGTACCAGGTGACCACTTTCGCTGGTGCTTTTGACAATGGATCGTAGTCCTTGTTTCCGCTCCACAGGTGTCCGCATGATATTACATAGGCCCATCCTGTGGATGGGTCATAATGACATATGGTTCCAGAGCCAGAGGCACCAGATACGGATATTTTAACGGATACGGCTAAAAGACTGAGGTATTTCTCGTCCCTCTGCTCCTGAAGGGTGCATTCGGCGCTCGCAAAATAGCCCCTAAATACGGGGTGGAACGGCTCGGCACGACACCATGGCGACGGCCAGAGTAGAAAGAGGGCCAAAG